CGGCAAGGGTTCTACGAGTCGATGATCGACCGAGGTGTCATGAACTCCGATGAGGTCAGGGACCTGGAGGAGCTGAACCCCCAACCGAGGGGGCTCGGGCAGATCTACATCTCACCGCTGAACTACGTGAACAAAGAGACGCTTCTCTCGAACGAGCCGCTGCGTCTCTCTGGCGGCGGCGAGGGAAATGCCCGGCGGGCCGTTCCGGCGCCGCCGACCTGGCGGATGATCGTCTCGCAGAGGCGCACGAGCGCCTACCGAAGGAAGACGACGATCGCCTGGAAACCGAAGTTCCAGGAGTACGGCGCGCAGATCGTCGCGAAGGAGGTCGCCGCGGTGCGTGCGGCGGTCGAGGCGATGCTCTCACAGAAGGGGATCGTGGACTTCCGCGCCTGGCTCGAGCAGTTCTACCGGGACTTCGAGGGCGAGGTGCGCGACCTGGTAGCCCCACTGGTGAGCTCCTACGCCGATGCGATCCTGCTGCCCGCCCAGGACGAGATCGGGAGCGAGGCCGACATCTCCCAGGGGTACGGCGTCTTCAAGCGCGAGTATGTGGAGGCTCTGGCCGTCCGGCACGTCGGGAGCTCGCGCGGGCAGCTCCGGCAGCTGCTCGAGGCAGCCCAAGAGGAGCAGGCCAACGAGGCGGAGTCGATCGCCCGGCGGCTCGACGAGTGGGAGGAGAAGCGACCCGAGAAGATCGTGATGCGCGAGAGCGTGCGGGCCGAGAGTGCCTTCGCCCGCCAGGTCTTCCTCCTGTGCGGGGTCGCGAAGCTCAGATCCGTGGCCTACGGCGACAACTGTCCGTACTGCCGGGACCTCGACGGCAAGGTGGTCGGCATCAACGAGCCATTCCTCCCGGCGGGTGACTTCCAGCCGGATGGAGCGGAGCGGCCGCTGACGGTGATTAGGAGCCTCGGCCATCCGCCGTATCACGACGGCTGCGATTGTGGCGTCGAGGCGGCGATCGAGTGAAGGAGAGAACGATGGGAACCAAGACGAGAGAGCGGCGCTACTTCCCGATGAAGGACGCCGAGATCCGCGCGGCCGCAGGCGACGAAGGCAGCCTGATCATCGAGGGCTACCCGATCGTCTACGACCGGTACGCCAATCTGTGGGGCTTCAAGGAGATCATCAGGAAGGGCGCGGCGACGGAGGCGCTCGCGAAGAGCTCCGAGGTCGTCCTGTGGAACCACCAGTCGGACCAGCCCATGGCCGCGCGGAAGAACGGGACCCTCGAGGTGAGCGAAGACGACCACGGCGTGCGGATCCGGGCCGAGGTTTCCGGGACCGTCTGGGGCCGCAACGGCCACGAGGCGATCGAGGCCGGCGTCGTCGACAAGATGAGCTTCGCTTTCGATATCGAAGATGACAAGTGGACCACCGAGAGCTTCGACGGGGTGAAGATCGACGTGCGGGAGATCATCGCCTTCGCCGAGCTCTACGACTACTCGCCGGTGACCTATCCGGCCTACGAAGACACGGAAGTTGAAGCGCGGAGCAAGGAGCTCGCTCTTCGGAACCGACCCGAGCCCGGGGCGCCGGGGGAGGACAGCAAGGCGTTGCTGGAGGTGATGAGAGACGGGGCTTCGAATCTTCGCGCGATGCGAGAGAATCTCAAATCCATAGAGGAGGGCCAGTAGATGGACCCCAAACTGTTGATGCGAAAGAAGCACGAGCTCCTCGTCGAGCGGCAGAAGATCCTGGATGCCGCGGCCAAGGAAGAGCGCGGCTACAGCGACGAGGAGCGCGCGAAGGTCCAGGAGCTGCAGAAGAGAGTCGCCGAGCTGGACGAGCAGCTCGCCGAGGCGAAGGAGATCGAGCGCCAGAAGGCGGGGATCCCCAGGGATCAGCCGCCTGTCGGCGAGCAGACCGGTGATCCGGCGCCGAGCGATGCTCCCAGGTTCCGCAACCTCGGAGACTTCGTCCGAGAGGTCCACGACGCACGCAGCGGTCGTTTCTCGGACCGCTTCACGGAGTACCGGAAGGCCGCGGACGCGCAGCTGCGGGCGATGAACATCGCCGACGGCACGTCGCTCGGGTTCCTCATCCCGGACCAGTTCGAGGCGGGGACGCTGATGCTCACCGGCACCGGCGGCTACATCCGCAGCCGCGCCCGGGTGATTCCGGCCGGGGAGTATCCGGATGCCAAGTTCCGCAAGCGCGTGGCCAAGCAGGGCGCCGGCGGTGTGTACAACGGCATCCTGATCAACTACACCGGGGAGGGGGTGGCTCCGGTCGATGAGAGCAAGCTCGAGTACTACCTCTTCACCCTCGATCCTTCGGACAAGAAGATCGGTCTGTTCTACATCACGACCGAGGAGGGTCTCCAGAACCCGACCGCAGTGAGCGCGGACATGGAAATGTCGCTCCGAGGGGCCCTGGCCGAGTGGGAGGACGACGTCTTCATCACCGGCGACGGCGTCGGGAAGCCGCGAGGCATCCTGAAGTCGCCCGGCCGCCTGGAGCTCGCGCGCGACACCAGCGCGGACTTCAAGTTCGCCGACGTCGTGCAGATGGCCAAGTACATGTACCCGCGGGCGGCGAGCCGCAACTGGGAGCTGTCGCTGGATCTCTACGACAAGGTCGCCCAGATGTCCGACGGGGCGAGCCGGCTGATCATGATCGCCGGCGATGCCACGAAGGGCATTCCGGACCTGCTCCACGGCCGGCCGATCCACTGGAGCGAGATCAACCCGACCCTCGGGAACACCGGGGACGCGATCCTGGCTGACTGGTCGTTCTACTTCATCAAGGACGGCTCGGGTCCCTTCTTCGCCACCGATCCCTACACCCGGTTCATGGAGGGCGAGGTGCGCGTGAAGATGTCGGTCAAGATGGACGGGGACACCTGGATCCGTGAGCCCCTGAAGCTGAAGAACGGCATGGAGGTCTCTCCCTTCGTCGTTCTGAAGGCGTAGCACTCAGGCGGACTTCCTCCGCGGAGGAGGGGGTCCTTGCCTCGAAACCTGTAAGGAGAAGCAGGATGAAGACGCGAATCACCGAAGACGTGAAAGTGGACATCGGCCTGGTGGCCCAGACGCTGAACAACACCAACGCCACCGGACGATACTTCCCGGTGGCCGACTACTCGAAGGTGGCCGCGCTGCTGAACGGCGGCGCCATGGCCGCGACCAAGGTCAGCAAGGTCGAGCTGCTGCAGGCGAGCGACGGCGACGGCGGCGGGGCGAAGGGGATCCCGAGTACTGGGGGCCAGCTCGCGACCGCGGAGATCACAGCCAACGCTCTGGTGACCAAGGCGACGGTGACGCTGGCCACTTTCCTGGTCGGCGGGACCATCACCATCAACGGCCTGGTGTTCACCGCTCACGCCACGGTCACGACGGTGGCCAACCGGGAGTTCAGCATCGCCGGCAGCGACACCCAGGATGGGGACGAGCTGGTCACCTGTATCAACGACCCGACCTACGGCGTCCCGGGGGTGAAGGCGAGCAACGCCGCCGGCGCGGTCACGCTCCAGGCGGATCCGGCCGGCGAGGTCGTGATCACCGTCGCCAGCAACCCCGACGACGGGACCTGCGTGAAGGCGACTGTGGAAGCCCAGGCCTACGTCGAGATCGGGACCGAGCAGCTCGACAAGGCGAACGGCTTCGGTTACGTGGCGGCGAAGGTCACGACCACGGCGAACTCCGTCGTGGCAGCCCAGCTGCTCCGCGGCGGGGCGCGGTACACGCCGGAGCAGAAGGTGGGAGCGTCGGCGACAGTCTGACGCTCGCGGCAGTAGCGATCGGGAGTGAGGCAACGGTCTCGCTCCCGATTTCAGCCACATCGAGGAGGGTTGGTTGAATGAAGATCGAGATCGTTGAGGCGGGAAGGCGATATGAGGGCCGCTCTCTGCAGGTCGGCCATGTCGTGGAGATGGAAGACTGGCGAGGCCGGGACTGGGTGGCGCGCGGCTGGGCCCGCGGCGCCTCCCAGGGGGCCACTGTCACGGAGGAGCCAGGTGCCGGCGAGAGCGCTGAGACCGTGGCGCCCGGGCCAGTTGATATCTCGGCGATCGACAAGAAGCAGTTGAACGCGCTGGCCCGGGACCTGGGGATCGACCCGCGGCTGAAGAAGCGGGAGAAGCTCGAGGAGCTCGTGCGCTATGCCCTGGCCGGCGGCGAACAGCCGGAGCTGACCGAGCTCACGGCCGTGGAGCTCCAGGACCTGGCGATGGAGCTGGAGATCGATCCGGACGGAAAGAGCAAGGAGGAATTGATTGCAGCGATCCAAGAAGCCGAAGCCGCCGGCGAATCTGCACGGCCTGGCGGAGAAGGCAGTGAAGGAGCCTCCCCAGAGGCCGGAGGACGGGAAGCGGCCTCCGGAGCGGCCGGTTCGGCCGCCGGCTGAGCGGAGGTAGAACGTGGCCCTGGTCCTGGTCACCCCGCCCGCTACCGAGCCCATGATGCTTGCCGAGGCGAAGGCGCATCTGCGAATGGACATCGGTATCCCTACGGCTACTCTGACGCTGGCCACGGTCCTGGTGGGACACAAGGTCACCATCAACGGTCTGACGTTCACGGCGGCAGCCGTAGCCGATCTGCCCAACCGGGTATTCAGCCAGGCGGGGGATGACACCGCGGACGCGGCGAGCCTGGTGCTGGCGATCAACCATACGACGGCCGGCGTGCCTGGGGTTTACGCGACGTCCGCCCTGGGGGTCGTGACCCTGGTGGCGGAGGAGGTCGCGCTCACCATCACCGCCGCTTCCGGCACGATCACCGCGGTCTCCAATGACGATGCGTTGCTCGCCGGGCTGATCATCGGACTCATCAAGGCCGCCCGGGAATGGTGCGAAGGCTACCAGAACCGCGCATACGTCACGCAGACGTGGAAGCTGATCCTGGACGAATGGCCAGAAGAATACATCCGCGTGCCCCTGCCGCCGCTGCAGGTGGTGAGTAGCGTCAAGTACACCGACTCGGCCGGCATTCAAACGCCTTGGCCGGCGGTCGAGCGCCTGGTCGACATTTACAGCGAGCCCGGGCGGATCGTCCCGGCCTACGGGAAGAGCTGGCCGTCGGTCATTCTGCAGCCGGCGTATGGCATCGAGGTGGAGTTCGTCGCGGGCTACGGGGTCGCGGCGGCCGTGCCGGAGCGGGTGAAGCAGGCGATGAAGCTCATCGTGGGACACTGGTACGAGAACCGAGAGGCGGTGTTGATCGGTACGATCAGCAAAGAGATCGAGTTCGCCGTGAAAGCGCTCCTGAGTCTCGATAGGATCTGGCCGCTATGAAGGCGGGACGGCTGCGGCACAGGCTCACGCTCTACACGGTGACCGAGCAGGTGGATCCGGGCGACGCCCCGGCCGAGACGGTCTTCGCCACGGTCTGGGGAGCGCTCGAGCCGCTGCAGGGTCGAGAGCTCTTCGCAGCACAGCAGGTCCAGAGCGAGGTCACCGGCCGGGCGACGATCCGGTACCTGGCCGGAGTCGACCCGACGATGCGAGTGGGCCTCGGGAGCCGGAGGTGGGAGATCCTCGGGATCATCGATCCCCAGGAGCGGCACCGGGAGCTGCAGCTGCTGACGAAGGAGATCCAGAGGTGAGCATCAAGGTCAGAGTCGACTTCGAGGATCGGTCTCCGGAGATCCTCCGCCAGGTGAGAGCGAAGACCCTCGAGGGGCTCGAGGAGGCTGGCGCGCTGGTCTTCGCCGAGTCGCAGGAGGCGGTGCCCGTGGACGAGGGCGACCTGAAGGCGAGCGGCAAGGTCGAGGTCGATCGGCAGCACTTTGCGGCGCGGCTGATCTATGGCGGCATCGGCGCCAGGCACGCACACCTGATCGAGTATGGGCACCAGACGAAGTCGGGGACCGTCGTTCCACCACAGTCGTTCATGCGGGCCCCGGGAAAGCGTGCGAAACCGGCGGTCAACGCGATCATGAAGCGCAAGCTCGGAGAGGTGAAGTGACGATCGAGGCGGGGCTGCTGGCATTCCTGAAGACTCAGGCCCCGCTCACTGCCCGGGTGGGCGCGCGGGTCTACTTCCTCGGGGCGCCGCAGAAGATCGACCCCGCGGCCGGCGACTACGTCACCTTCTCCAAGCTGACCGGCGGTAGACACCGGCAGCTGGACTTCGCGGTGCCGCTCTTCCAGGTTTCCTACTGGTCAAAGGACCGATGGAAAGCCGTCGATGGGGCGGAGGTGCTGATAGCGGCTTTGAAAGGGTACTCCGGGGACATGGGGACCGTGTATGTCTCCCACGG